CTACAGGTAGTGCAAGAAAGACCAGTGGGGTAGGAGTTACAGATCATACGATACTTAGACGATCTGGTTTTACTGTTATGAGTCCTAGATCACCTTGGAGGATTAGAGATAAAATTACTGCTGTTAATACTGCTTTGTATGATGCGGATGGTACAAGGAGGACATTAATACATCCTAGATGTAAAGAATTAATAAAAGCACTTAGAACTCTTACATATGCACCAAATACAGGTTTACCTAATAAAAATCTGGGAGTTGATCACGCATTTGATGCTTTTGGGTATTTATGTTTACAGCAATTTAACTTGGCAAAACCAGAGACATTAGGTCAGACTTCGTTTAGAATATATTAAGAACTACCTGATTCTTACTATGTACCATTCTACTACTAAGAAAAAGAAGAAGAAAAAGAAAGGAGGAAAGAAAAGATGTAGTTGCGGTAGCAAATAATGGCAAAGGTAAACAAACCTACAGATACAGAACTTTATAATCGTGTAATAGCAGCAGCAAAACGTAAGTTCCCTGTCTATCCTTCTGCTTATGCAAATATGTGGGTTGTCAGAGAATATAAAAAACGTGGTGGCGGTTATACAGTTGTAAATAAATCAAAGACAAAAGGTAAAAAAAGTGCCAAGAAAAAGTAAACCAAGAAAAGTAAAGGGAGGTTTAACTCGTTGGCTTGAAGAAAAGTGGGTAGATGTTAAAACTGGCAAGCCTTGTGGTCGTCAAAAAGGCGAAAAACGAGGCTATCCTGCCTGTAGACCAAGTAAACGTGTATCAAGTAAGACACCTAAGACTGTTGGAGAGATGTCAGCAGCTGAAAAAGCAAGGTTTAAACGTGAAAAAACTGGTAAAAAGAAGATAACATATCAACATAGGCGTAAAAAAACAAAAAAAAGGAGCTAAAAATGGCAAAATCTCACGCAATGGCAAGATGTCAGGGTTACATAGCTTCTGTACGCAAGGGAAAGAAGAAGAAAACTACTAAAAAATCAACTAAAAAGAAAAAATAACTGTAAAAAACGCAGTTTCACGGTAATATAATCATATAAATACTTTTTTCTTAGAATCATGGCATTTTTTCGTGGAGAAGAGGGTTCTGTAAATTTTAAATCCTCTGCTGGTCAAACTGAGGCTGTTGTAGCTACAACTGCTTGGAGCTTTTCTACGACTAGAGACGTAATTGAGTGTACTGCTCATGGAGCAACTCAAAGACGTTATGTTCCTAGTTTAGTTACTGCAACAGGTACTATTGACTTTAACTACACAGCAGCATCAGGTAATGAAACTGCTAATTTATTACAAGAAGTTTTAGCTGGTGACGGTGAAGATGCAGAATTTGAATTATTTCTTGGCACAAGTGGTGGTAAAAAAATTACATTTAATGGAATTATTACCAGCATGGACACTGGAACAACAATAGGAGAGTTAACAAGTGTTAGTTGTGGATTCCAAGCTTCTATGAGCGATCCATCTACTTCTGCTACAGGAATTGTTATTTCTGCATAATGCCTAAAGGTTCTTATTCAGGTAAACAGCGTAAATTAGCTAGGGTTGCTCCTCCCAGAGATAAAATTACGGCTGCTGATTTCAAAAAGCTACGTTCTAAGAAAAAAAAGAAAAAGAAGTGAAACTTACTCCTCGTCAAAAAACTTTATTGAGCAAGCACTCTGAGCATCATAGTGCAAAGCACATGGAGTTTATGAAAAGACGAATGAGAGCAGGAGATACTTTTACTCAAGCCCATAAAAAGGCACAAGCAAAGGTGGGCAAATGAGAAAGAAACGTAAACAAGTAAATTTAAGTGTAGGCAGGGGAGAAAAGTCTAAAACTGGTGGATTAACTGCAAAAGGTCGTGCGAAATACAATCGTGCTACTGGTAGTAATTTAAAAGCACCAGTTACAGGAAAAGTAAAGCCTGGCAGCAAAGCAGCCAAAAGACGAGCATCCTTTTGTGCAAGGATGAAAGGTATGCCTGGACCAATGAAAAAACCTAACGGTAAACCTACTAGAAAGGCGTTAGCATTAAGAAAATGGAGGTGTCGTTAAATGACATATGCATTGCCAGGTATGCTGAAAACCAGTATTACTGCTACCACATATATTGGTAGTACTGATAGTCCTTTTACTAGAAATAGGGCTGTATTGGATATGATGAAAGGTTGGGAAATAATGAAAGCTGTAAGTGAAGGTACAGAATATTTAAGAGAGAATAGCGAAGCATTTTTACCACTAGAGCCAAGAGAAGACTATGATGCTTACCTAGCAAGAGTTAATAGATCAGTATTTAGTCCTTTTACGCAAAGGTTGATAAGAGCAGCTACAGGTCTTGTATTAAGAAAACCAATAACACTTATAGGCGACCCTTATTGGACAGAAATGTTTAAAATGGATGTTGATGGTTGCAAGTCAGATTTAGATGAATATGCAAGAAGATTATTGATGTGTTCTCTTACTTATGGTCAAAGTCATATTCTTGTTGATTATCCTGCTCCTGGTGGTGCTGTTAGTTTGGCTGAAGAAAGATCTCAAAATCGCAGACCTTATTGGATAGAAGTCGATCCAACAAATATTTATGGTTGGAGATTAGATAGAGAATCTAACTATGGAAATCTTATACAGGTAAGAATTGCAGAAAAAGCTGTATTACCTGACGGTGCTTTTGGTGAAAAGATATATGACCAGATGAGAGTTATAGAACCTGGTAGATATCGTGTATTTAGAAGGAAAGAAACTGTTGAGGATATGTACGAAGAAAATGATGGGACATACGCAGGTAATATGCAAGGTACACCAAATGAGAAAGATTTTGAATTAGCAGAATCAGGACAGTTTTCATTAGGTGAAATACCTTTAGTTACTGTTTATTCTGGCAAAGTAGACAATATGACAAGCAAACCTCCTTTATTGGATATTGCATATTTAAATCTTGCACATTATCAAAGACAGGCTGATTTAATTCATAGTTTGCACGTTGCATCTCAACCAATGCTCGTTATGGAAGGATATGACGATCAGACCAAAGATTTAGCTATTTCTGTTAATTATGCAATGGCAACTCAGCCAGGAAATAAAGTTTATTATGTAGAACCAGCTTCTAGTGCTTTTGATGCACAATCTGCTGAAATAAAAGAATTACAAATGCAAATGGCTACCTTGGGAATATCTACTTTAAGTCAACAGAAGTTTGTAGCAGAATCTGCTGATGCAAGAAGATTAGATCGTGTTGATACTAATTCTATGCTTGCAATGGTGTCAATGGAACTTGAGCAGAAGCTACAGAAAGCATTTAACTTATCTGCTGAATATGTAGGTATCGAACCTCCAGAAGTAAAGATTAGTAGGGATTTTGATATTGAAAGATTGATTGGACAGGATATTACAGCATTAACATCATTATTTGATCAACAAGTTATTGATAGAGAAGAATTTAGAGATATTTTGGTACAGGGAGAAGTCTTACCATCAGGTAATGAGGCCAAATCTGAATAGTTTGTTACACTTATAATTAAATACATATAACTTATGGGTAAACACATAGATTATGTTCAGCAATCTGATGGAACATATAAGTGGGAACTGGCAGAAATCCCTGCTGTTAAATCCACTCCAGCAGAGGCTAAACCAAAAACAGAAACTAAAAAAGTTTCAAACAAAAAAACTAACAGTGCATTATCTGAATAATTTATGGCAATTGAAGAAAAAGTAGTTCAGTCTGAGTCTGTGGCTCCTACTGATCAGTCAGTGACTGAAACTCCTTCACAAACACAACCACAAGCACCAAATCTTGATTCTGTTAAAACACAGTATGAAGAGCAAATTGCAGCTTTAAAAAAACAAATCGTTGAAGGCGAAGAAAAATTTAAAGGTGCAAAAAATAAACTTGATGAAGTTTATAAAAAGAAAGAAGAGCAACGAAAACAAGAGTTAGAAGATCAAGGACAATGGAAAACTCTTTGGGAAGAAGCTAATAAAACAAATCAGGAAAAAGAACAAAAGATTTCTACTTTGTCACAACAATTAGAAGATATGAAAACTTCTAATGAAATAGCATCTACTAAACAGACAGCACTTGCAGCTATTAGCAATCAAGGTGCTATAAATGCAGAACAGATGCTTTCTTTGTTGCAGGGTAAATTACAAAAAAATGCTGAAGGTAAAGTTGTTGTTCTTAATGGTGGAGTAGAACAAGATTTAAATTTATACCTTACAAGCCTTAAAAATCCTGGTAGTGGTTATGAACATCATTTCAAACCAAGTACTGCTGCTGGCATGGGTGCAAAACCAAGTCCCGTAGGAAATGTGTCGGGTGGAACAGATAATCCTTGGAATACTGGTAATTTGACGCAACAGCTTATAATGGA